AACTTTCTTTACAGCTTTTTTTGCTTTTCTTACAATCTTACCTAGAAAATAACCTTGTCTTGGGTCGTCTAGTGTCATGATACCACCACCAGCTCTTACTTGTCTTTCCCTATTCATCCTTGAAATTGCCAAAGTCTTACCTTTTTATCGCCTTTTTCTATTATAATCAATCATATATATCTACAAGATCTACAATGCCACCATCCATAAAAGAACCCATAGTGTCAGAACCACCTGGTCCAGATGATCCTGGAGAGCTAGCTTCTTGACCAGCATCAGTTCCTCCCCCTCCACCTGTCATAAAATCATCACTATAGCCAGCTTGATAACCACCTGTACCTGCAGCTTCGTTTTCTGCTGCTCTTGCAGCTGTAGCTGCTGCTTGTGCTTGTTCTAAGGCTGCTGCTCTATTTTTTTGTTGAGTTCTATATGTGTTAATTATTGCACCAAGAGGATTAAACGCAGCTTGTAGACCCAACATTCCTATTTGTTTTCCTGTAAAACCAGGATTCTTCATAGCATTTATAGCGTCTTCTTCCTCTTCAGTCATACCCATAGTTCCTGTCATAGATTGATCTGGAGCAAAATCAGCAGTCATTAAACCTTGATCTACAGGGCCAGCAGTTATGCCTCCACCGCTTCCACCTTCTCCGCCACCTTGATTTATGTTTAGTATTGGTGGGGCCATGAATGATGACATTGGTAATGTAGATATACCACCCGACATATCTAATGTTTTTGGTTGAAACCCCTCTGCTAGGTATCTGTCAAATGGTACAAAGTTAAAACCTTGGTCTCTTATATTCTGATCTATCGGATCTAATATCATTTAGTTTCTCCAAATAAGTCAAGGCTTGGCATTACTACCTTGACGTCTCTTCTAATATCTTCTTGAGGAATTCCTTTTGCTTTCCACTCCTCATCGTTCTTGTATATCTCACCTGTCTTTAGATTGCTAATAGTTTCTATTATTTCTTTTGGTTTTAATATTGGTATATCTTTCACTATGTTGTTACCTCTCTTGGCTGTATTTCTAATATTGAAGCCATAACGTGCAGCTCGTTCGCGTCAGCAGCTTGTACTTTAAGAACCTCACTTTCTTCCATTACAAAAGGTTGAGTTAAAAGTTCTGTTGTTGCTTTAGATGCTATGGCTTTGTCTTTAAATAAATTAAATATAGCACCACTAGAATCAACTAATGTTATTGTTATTGTAGACCCTGATCCCGCATCTTCTGATACTAATAATGATTTAACAACAGTAGTTGTTGCAGTCGGGACTGTATATAATGTTGTATTATCAGTTGTAGTTAAATCTACTTTTTTATTTTTAAAACTATTAGACATTAATTTAAAAAGAAGTTTTGAGCTTCTACCTCATCTTTTAATTCTTGTTGGTATGTTGTGTTTAATTTTTGTATTACAGCATCTAAATCTCTAACTTGTGAGTCTGCTACTTGTTTAGAATATTCTTGACTAGGTCTGGTTAATATTTGTACTATCTTAGCCATTATCTTCTACCATCCGGTTGTATGTCTAATCTAAATGTACCGAGTTTCCAACTTTGAGAAGTAGATGTATTTGCTACTTTCAAAGATATTTGTCTTGCCCTTGCTCTAGTATCAACTTTAGTTGTAGTTGAGTCTACAGTAAAAGGTCCAAGTGATGAACTAGTTTTAGTGTCGTTTGGAAAATCTCTTAATTGTAATGTAATTTGTGTATTACCTGTTTGAGATATAAAGTCTGGTATAAATCTTCTTATTTTCATTATAAATTCACCATCTCCTCTAATATCAGGCATACCTGTTTGAGCCCCTCTTATCATTCTTTGAGTAATATCAAAATCTCCTGATTCTATATTTGATGTTATTGCTGTTACAGCTCCGCCTGCAATTTGATCTGTACCTTTTTCATGTTCGTAATAAGTTGTGCACCCGTCTGTGTTTCCAACAACATCATATGAACTATTACTTGATGCATCGTATTCTGTTGCGTGGGGTAAACCAAATACAGATGAGTCTTGCCATGTTCCCCGTGCCAGTGTTCCTGTTGTCCACACAGGTCTTTTTGGTCTAGAGTCTAAGTAATTATAAGTTACACATCTATTAAGTATAGTAGAACCTTCTGTACAGTAGAACCAAGTTATTTCTCCAAACAAATTATTTAAGCCTACATTTATTAATTGTCTTGCAGTTGTATTTAAATCATCATAAACAAAATCTTCAACTAAACACATCATAGATTCTAAATTACCAGAATATGTAAAGAAACCATTTTCTGACATCCAATAAGCAGCACCGTCTACTTCTAATGCAGCGTTCTGTCCTATCAACCCACAGTTAGTACCAACTTGTGCAAAACCAAAAGTAAATGGAGCACCAACAAAACGCATAGTAAATAATGATGTGTCTGACCATATGTATATTGCATCTCTACCTCTAACAGCTCCTACAATTTTAGAACCATCAGAAAGTCTTTGTGTACCTGCTGTGTTAGTCGCTGTCGGTGCATACGTGTTAATATCTTCTTGATCAGAAAATCTAATAAACATTTCATCTTGTGTTGATGGAGTTCCTATAGTTGTTTCTGTTCCAAGAAAAACTAAGTGACGATCAGGTGTAGATACTAACATATCTCGTGATGCAGTTGGTGCACCCGATATAATTGTTGCTCTGTTATTAGTTGCATTTGTTGCATCTGAGTCCCATTCAAATACTTGTGCGTTGTGTATAAGTGCAATTACTTTACTTCCAAAACCATCAATACTCCACATACCTGGATCGATTACTAAGTCACCAGATGCAGCTTGTCCCCATGCAACATAGTCCGAAGAGTTTGTAACTGTATCGCCACCATTGTGTGCAGCAGCTGTCGTGTTTCTCACACCTCTAGTTACACCGGATAAAACGCCTGATGTAATACCTGTATAAGATATTTCTTCTGTGCCTATTTGAATAAAGTTTGTACCTGAAGTTGGAAACTGAGATGCATCGGTTAAAGTAATTCCAGTTGTAGCAGAGGATGAAATACCACTAACTAAAGTTGTTACTGCTTCTCCTGCTACAGTACCACTCCATTGACCAAGTCCCCATCCTAGTCCAGGTAATTGTTCTGCAGGTCCAACAGGATAGTAATGTTTTACTCTTATACCACCTGATGTTGTTGCACCAGACCCTGATTCATTTGATGCCATTGTGATAGTAATTGTTGTTGTTGATGGTACACTTGTTACCATAAATTTATTATCATCAAAATCAGAAGCTGAAAAATTAGAATTAGTTATTGACGAAAAATTATCTAAAAGAATTATGTCTTTTGCTGTTATACCATGTTCGCCACTAAAAGTTATTGTAACAGTCGATGATCCGTTAGTTGTGCTAAACGCACTAGTAAGAGTTGTTGTAGTTTTAATAGGATGTATATCATAAAATACACCACCTGAATATGCATATAAAACTCTGTTTGTTCCAATAATAGAAAATTTAGTTCCTGATTTATTGACTAAATGAAATAAAGCTCTTGCAGCGCCGGTTAATTTGTTCTCTCCTAATTGAGACCAGCCCCCTATTTTTTCGGGAGAACCATAACGAAACCTTACATTATCTCCACCAACCCATTGAGCCTCGGCTGTAGTTTCTGTAATTTGTTTATTAAACCCAGGTGCAAATCCTAATTTTTGTAACATAGATCTCCAGATTATATTAGATTGCGTTGTATATCAACGAGTTTTGGGTATACCCAACATAGGTCTTTTATCATACAAATTGGTTTTTGCAAACCTTCCATCTGCATGATTATAATGTAAAAACACTTGACCACACAATTCACCTTGAAAAGGCTCTCTCCAATGCTCTAACTCACAACCAGAATAAATAAGCATATCTCCTGGTTTTAGATCTACTTTTACCCCTTTAGGTGCTCCAGGCTTATGTATACCTTTATACTCGTCTATGACGTTGTTAGACCCTGTAGGATCGATAAATATAGGCCAAGGGTCACCACCTAGGTTTAATGTTGTAGATATTTCACAGCTAGGTCTATCTTTGTGTCTTTGTAATATATTACCTTTTCTATAGAGTCTTGTGTAAGAATACGTAGGCACTAATTTAAGTCCTGTTTTCTTTTGCATAACATCTATGGTCTTGACTAATAATGTTTCCATAAGTCTATCACTATATTTAGCATAAGAGTTAGGGACTTGTGGGTCATTAAAATTACCAATTAAAGAATTACCAGCGTGTGTTACACTATTTTGTAACATCCAGTAATCTGCTTCTGCAGATATTTGTAAATACCTGTAAGCTATATCAGCTACTTCTTTAGATATAGTATTACGTAAAACTTGATATTTATTTTTTTTAAAACTCATAGTTGTCTTTTACTTTCTCGTACCAAGGAGGCATAATTTGATCTATCATATTATTTTTGTTTCTTCTTATTTGTAGATCTTTACCTAGTTTAAATAAATCTCTGATCTCATCATCTGATTTAAGTTCTCGACCTTTAGGTTTAAAATTAGGGTCATAACTATTTACTATTATAGGAACTTCTTTAAGACCTAAAATCTTTGCTATTGCCATTCTATTGTTTCCAACAATAACTTTAATTTTTTTACCATAACGATGACCATACTCTGCATATATAGGATCAATTATACCATGTTTTTTTATTGAATTTAAAAGAGATGTTTTAAATTTAGTTTCTTCTTTATGAAACTCAGGTCTATCTAAATATTCAATTTCTTCTATTGGTAGTTTTGTATAAGTAATCATAGTTGTATAAAGTTATAAGATACAGATATTCTCCAATTCTTTTCACCTTTTTCTGTATTCATATTTATATCAACACCATGTGGAAGCCAAGATGGAAAAAAGATCATACGTCCCTCCATAGGTTCATAAGCACAAACTCTCCACAATGCTTCTGGCATATCCTCTACTCTTCTAGGCATATGTGTATTGGGTCCTGGTCTAGGGTCCTCTAAAAATAACTTACCTGAATTCTTAGGTACTTTAATATAATATACACCTGACCACATAGAGTTAGGATGTGTATGTGTTTTGTTATAACTATAAGTAGGATTAATATTAGCCCACATATTACCCAGTCCTAGCTTACCTGTAATACCATAATCTTTATTACACTCTTCAGCCATTTTAAATAATTCATTAATAAGTGGTTTATACTCTTTTCGTTTATCCATATCAGTTGGACTATGCCAACCAAAACCAGAGTTTGTTTTCTTTTCTCCTTTAGGTTCTGCTTTACGCCATTTTTTTATTTCTTTAAATAAATATTGATTAAGTTCTTTAGCGTTAGGTATATCTTTAAAATATACAGGAGTTGGAAATAATATTTTTCTTTGTAACTTCATTTAAAGGGTGGTCCTCCAAACCACATAACTAATGATTTTCTGATCCCCTTTTTAACAGGTGCAACTTTGTGTCTTAAAAATGATGCAAAGAATATTGCTTGTCCTTGTTTCAAGGATAGGGGTTCTTGTTGACCAGCGTCTGCAAATAAAAGATCTCCACCTGTAAACTCTGATGGATCTGATAATAACAGTGTCATAGATATTTTACGTATTGGATTTTGACCTTGTTGACCGAAAGCATTTAAATCCATGTGCCAATCATAAAAACCTTTTTTAGGATACACAGTAAATTGTGCAGGTTCTGTAAGTCTTACACCATCAAAATAGAAATGATTCAAATTTACAATAGATAATTGATTTTCAATAACTTTATACATCTGTGGTAATTTATCAAAAGGTATCCAAGATATAGTTGTAATTCTTTTCTTAGTATCATGTTTACCTTTTTCTCCACCCCCAACTTTTGCTTGTTCAGGTGCACACTGATGACCAGCATCGATAATCATCTTACATTGTTCTGGTGTAAATATTGGTTGTGTAGTTTGAGCAACATAAGATTGCCATGTTGGCATTCGTGGTACTTGTGTCATTCGTTTTGCCCCGATCCAGTTCTTGAAGATACAGGATTGTAATCAACATCAACATTACAGACTAATGTTCTTCTTTTTTCTTTTGTTCCGTTAAATGGATAAACGCAGTGTCTCATATCATAAGGAAAAACATAAAAGTCTCCTATCTTCATATTAGGTGAGTAGTCTGTTTTAGAAAACTGACCATTAGCTGCACCAATAATTTGAAGTCTACCATTCATAGGTTTTGATTCTGCTGAATATTCAACACCTGTTTCTTTTGGTAATTTTAAAATCATTACAGAAGATAAACCTGTATACAATTTACCTTGATGAATATGCACTGGATTATATTCATGTGCTTTCATTTCATTAACCCAAATAGAATTTATATTCTTTTGTGTTTGACCTATCTTGTTCCAATCTGTGTAATGATCAAAGATGGTATGAAACCATTTCAATATATCTTGTGGTAAAAAACAATGCTGATGCATCTTATCGGTGTTAGGACCTGAATAATATAAAGATACTTGGTCTTCTATTTTACCCACCAATTGTTTATTGTCTTTTTGTAATTGTTTTTTTTG